GCGCGGCCGGGTTGATGGCGTGGGGCAGGCAAAAAGAAAGCCGCCCGTAGGCGGCTTGTGGTGGCGTTGGCGTGGGTCAGTCGGTCGGCTTCGCCGTGGCCATCGGCTCATAGGGCCGGAAGCTGATCAGCGGTTCGCCCACCCAGTCGTTCACCTGCTGCATCGCCTGCATGATGGGCTCGACTTCGGTCAGGTGGTACACGTCGGCCGCCTTGGCGATGTCGCCAAGACCGCCCGCGCTCTTGGGCACGATGCCCAGCAGCACTGGCGGCATACGGTGCGCGGCCAGCACATCATCGCGGCTCACATCTTTCACGCTCAAAAAATCATCCTTGGCCGCGACCTCGTTGAACGGGATCACCTTCAGCCCATCGACCTTGCCGTTCGGCGCGTGCACGAACAGATTGCGAAAATTGCCATTGCCTTTAACGGCCTGAAGCTGCATCGTGATTGCGTCCTGCGCCTGTTCCGTCAGCTGCGCGTCGGTGCTATACAAAATGAAGCCCGCATGCGCACCGTTGTTGTAGAAACGCCGCCGGAACAGCGTGGCCGACTCATTCAGCAGCGCCGACTGCAGCGCAGCCAGGTAATCCGGCACGCCATAGATTTCCTGATTGACATCCGGCGCGCGCAAGTGGCACACCTCCCCCGGCTTGAAGGCGTGCTCGATTTCCCCCGGCGTCAGATAAAAATACTGAGACAAATCCTCCCGACCCCGCCGCGTCCATTTCGCCATCACCCGCTCGTAGTGCATCACGCCGCCCAGCCGGTTGCGCACCGGCCGCAAGAAGGCATCGGCGAACGTCAGCCAATCCAGCGCGAAGCCCGAAAACTCTTCGCGCGACAGCCGCGGGTGCGGCACGAAAGACCGCTCCAGCAGCTGCCGCTTGTAGGCGATGGCGCTTGCGTGATGCGGATTCACCCGCAGGCACCTGGCCAGGTACTCACGCGGCACCGGCGGCTCGTACCACTTACCGAAAGCCGAACATTCCCAAAGATCGAGCAGCCAATGCCCATCCAGCACTGGCGTCGCGTCCCCCATGGAGAAACCCTCGATCACCACCGGCGCAGGTTTAGACGACTCACGCGCCAGCGATTGCCGATCAAGCGCCCGATGCTTCCGTTTTTGTAGCTTACTCATGATCAACACGCTTTCACAAATCCAGTTGAAGAACCCATCGCGCCGCCCAGCGGCTCAAAACTCAGCGCATTCATCAACGCCCACGCCAGGTCAGCGTGTCCCGTTTTCTTGCGCCGGCCACTCACGTAAGACAGCTGCCCGCCCCGCGTCGATCCGTGCTTGATCGCCATGAACGACTGCACCAGATCAGCCGCCCCAGCGTCCCACTGCAGCCGCTTGTTGCGCATCAGGTTTTGCGCCCCCATCACCAGCTGCGCCTTCGTCTCGGGCGAGTAGTGAATCGGCGTCGCCCCCGGATAGAACTTCGCCACCAGCTGGTGCACAGCGCCCCCCAGCCCAGTCACGTCGATCCCCATCCGAAGCACGTTGTAGCGCTCGCACACGCCCCTGATCACCTTGGCCTGCGCCTCAAAATCGTCCCCCGTCAACCGCTGGAACTCGATTACCCTGAACGCCCCACCCGGCGCGCCGGGCGGCGCCACCACCACCAGGCCGGCCGCATCGCCATCCGGCGAGCCGCCGTTAGGGTCATAGCCCACCCAAACCCCCTGATAGCCAAACGGACGCGGCGCAAACGGCTGCCAGTCCGCGCGCCACTCGTCCCACGAATCGACGCCGCAAGATTTCAGCCACTCATAGGGGAAAACGGCGAGCTGGTCATCGACGAACTCGCACATGTACAAATTGCGATATGCCGCCGGCGCGTTCTCCCGCTTGAGCTGCGCCAGGTCGATCATGTCGAACCCCATGGCCACGGCGTCTTCAGCCGTCACCATGTTGCGCCAGATGCCATCCCCCCCGCGCTTGCCTTTCAATAGCACCTTGTGCGCCAGGTCGATAGAAACCTGCTCACCCTTCGGCCGCCCCGTGTTGAAGCGCTCGCCCGTCCACAGGTCGTAGGCGTCATGCGTCACCACGCTCGGCGTTGAAAAATAGGTCTTCCGAAAATGCTTGTGCGTCGCAATCGCGCCGGCCGTCGATTCCATCACACCGAACTGCGGAACCCAGTAGATTTCATCGAAGTACAGGTTGCCGGCGTAGCCCTGAGCCGTCGCCACGTTCCGCCCCAAAAAAAACTCGCGCGCCCCGTTGCTGAAAATGATCGGGTCGCCCTCCAAATCCATATCCAGCACCTCACGCACAAAGCCGCGCTGATAGTTGCGGAACTGATAAGCTTGCGCCCGGCTCGCCGACAAAAAAACCTGCGTGCGCGCCGTCGTCAGCAAATCGATCAGCGCCTCACGCGCAAAGTACCAAGTCGCACCGATCTGACGGCTCTTAAGAATCAGCCGCACCCGCTCATTCAGGTGCTTTTGCCAAAGCTCCTGATGCGCATACAGCGAATCCAAATAAGCCTCGCGCAGCGCCTGCACGTGCTCGGGCTCAAAATGATTTTTTGGCGGCTTTGAAGTCGGCCGCTTGCGCCGCAACTTCGTGCCATCCGGCGCCTCGTCCGAGCCCAGAGGCGCGCCACCGGGCCTATCAGGCGATAGAAGCCGTCAAATGGGATAACGGCTTTTGCCGCCGCGATATCGGCTGGGGGGGCGCCGGCCCGCCCCGCGGCGCATCGATCCCATCGAAGTGCGGCGCCACAAAGCGCTGCATCTGCCGCGCCAGCAGGTCGATTTCCTTAAAGTGCTGACCTTCTTTTGCCGGCAGCGCGATAAGGTACGCCAGCCGCACCTCAAGCCCGCCCACCACGCGATCAACCGGCTTGGCCGTACTCCACTTTTCCGACTTCGCCCAGCTGTGCAGCGTCGTGCGCTTGATGTTCAGCACCCGCGCAATCGCCGCCACCCGAAAGCCGCCCCAGTACATCTGCCGTGCCTGCCGGCGCACATCCAACACCCCGGCCGCAGGTGCCAGACCAAAGCCTTCAGGCCAAGCCACAGCGCTTGCGTCAGGCACGCCAGCCGGCGCAGAATCGGCCGCCACACCACACGCCACCGCCAGCGCATCGGCAGGCGTCGCCGTGCGGCCATCAAGAGCCGGCGCCCTGCGCGGCACGCGCTTGGCAGGGGCGGGTTTGGCGCCACGCGCGCGCGCGGCCACTCGTTTCTTTGCGGGCATGCTTGCAATTGGATAGCGCCCGCAGCGCCCTTCAAACACCCAAAAAAAGTAGCACGTCGCGCTACAAGCGACATGGATTGCGGCCGGCACGCGCTTGCGAAAACATAGCGCCACGTTCAACCCCGCCGCCTACGCACCATGAAACTCTCGCGCACCTTTGGCTACTTGCTGGCCATGACCATCGTCTGCATCGGCCTCATGGCGTTCGGCGCCGACCACGCCAACGCCAGCCACGCCGTCACCCTGGCCAGCCTCACCGGCTTCGATCCCGGCACCCTCGCCATGCTGCCCGCTGCAGCCGGCATGGCAGGCAGCACCAGCAAAGCCAAGCGCTTCCGCGTCGCCACCAGCGGCCCCACCATCGACGGCCGCGAAATCAAGCCCGAATGGCTCAAACAAGCCGCCGACAACTACGACCCAGCGGTCTATGCCGCCCGCGTCAACGTCGAGCACCTGCGCGGCTACAGTGCAGACGGCCCCTTCGGCGCCTTTGGTGACGTCATCGCCCTCACCGCCGAAACCAACAAGCAAGGCCGCGTCGAACTGTTCGCCGACATCGAGCCGAACGACCGCGCCATCGCCGCAAACAAAGCCGGGCAAAAGGTCTACACCAGCATCGAGCTGATCGAAAACTTCGCCGGCACCGGCGAAGCCTATTGCGTCGGCTTGGCCATGACCGACACCCCCGCCAGTTTGGGAACCGAGCGCTTGCAATTCAGCGCCGCCCAGCTCGCCGACGACGCCACCTACACCGCCAAAACATTTACTGGTTTCGGCTCGAAGCTCGGCGCCCAAGCCTTCGGCTTGGCAGTCGCTCAAGACCTTGACCTCACGCCCGAGAAAGACGCCGGCACCGCCATCGCTGAAGCTTTCACCGCCCTGCGCGAAAAGTTCACTGCCCGCTTCAAAGCCGCCGATAAAACCACGGGCGACCTGGCCACCGAAGTCGCCGCAACGCTCGACGCCTTCTCTGTCGCAACCGCCGAGCAGATCGGCGCCGCCGCCGAACGCTATGAAAAGTTAAGCGCCGACCACGCCACCCTGCAAGCCGCGCACAACCAGCTTTCTACTGATTTCGAAGCGCTAAAAACGCAGCTCGCCAGCGAACCCGCCGCCGGGCAGTCCCGAAAGCCAAGCACCGGCGGCCACACCAACAGCACCGGCCTCGCCGAGTTCTGAGCGGCGCCGCAGTCAGCCCGATCACCAGCACCACCACGCCCCCAAAAAAGGAAGCACCCACCATGTCCCGTTTCGACCTCCAAGCCATCCAGCGCGCGGTGGACGGCTACACCGCCCAGATCGCCAAACTCAACGGCGTCACCGACACAGCGCGCTATTTCAACGTCGCGCCCGCCGTGCAGCAGACGCTTGAAAACAAGATGCAAGAGTCGAGCGAATTTCTCGGCCGCATCAACGTCATCGGCGTCACCGCGCAAGAGGGAGAGGCCGTCGGCATCGGTGTCTCTGGCCCCATCGCCAGCCGCACCGACACCAAGACCAAAGACCGTCAAACGCGCGACGTGCACACCACCGCCGCCGACCGCTACAAGTGCGTGCAGACCAACAGCGACACCCACCTGCGCTATGAGCTGCTTGACGCCTGGGCGCACATGCCCGACTTTCAGCGCCGCGTCGCCACCGCCATCCTGCAGCGCCAGGCGCTCGACCGAATCCAGATCGGCTGGAACGGCAGCAGCATCGCCGCCGACACCAACCTCGCCACCAACCCCAATTTGCAGGATGTCAACAAAGGGTGGATTCAGAAATTGCGCGAAGGCCGCCCAGCAAGCGTCATCAGCGAAGTAGCCGCCGGCTCGGGCAAGATTCAGGTCGGCGAAAACGTCACCGCAGCCAAAGGCTACAAGAACCTGGACGCGCTGGTGTTTGACCTCAAGCGCGGCGTTGAGCCTTGGCACCGCAACCGCACCGACCTCATCGCCATATGCGGCGCCGACCTGCTTGATGACAAATACTTCACCATCGTCAACGGCGCCAACGCCGCTACCGAAATGGTGGCAAGCGACATCCTCATGTCCACCCGCCGCCTGGGTGGCCTTCAGGCCGCCGTCGTGCCGCACTTCCCGGCCAACGCAATCTTCGTCACACCGTTGGCCAACCTGTCGATCTATTTCCAGCGCAGCGCCCGGCGCCGCATGTTGATCGACAACCCGAAGCGCGATCAGCTCGAAAACTACGAGTCCAGCAACGACGCCTACGTCATCGAAGACTTCGGCGCCGCCGTCTTCGCCGAGCACATCGAACTCGTGTAACCACACGCGCGCCGGCACGCATGCCGGCGCCGTAAAGCGTGCCGCTTGCCACCAGCAGGCGACACCTTTTACGGCCGGGCCGGCAGCAAGCCGGCGAGAACCACCACCACCCGCGTCCGAGCACGCCACGCCGCGCCCAGCCACCATCAACAAGGAGAGCAGCATGTCCCGACCAACCCCAATGCAAGCCCACCAGCAGCGCGTCAAAGCCGCGCAGGCCGGCAGCGCCACCGCATTGGACGAAGCCCAGCGCGCCCTGCAATGGCTGCACACCCAGCGCGGCCTGCTGTCCGCTCTCGCCTCGCGCCAGACCCGCGAAGCCCACAAGGCCAAAGTGCTGCCTGAAATCACGCCCTACCTGCAAGGTGTGCTGCAAGCCGACGCCGGCGCGCCAGACCCCGTCGTAGCACACGCCGCCGTCTGGGCCATGGATGCCGGCGCCTGGCCGCTCGCGTTGCAACTCGGTGCCTACATGGTCCGCCACGGCCTGCCCGCGCCCGACGAGTTCAAGCGCAACGCCGCCACCCTACTGTGCGACCTCATGGCCGACGCCGCCCTCACCGGCAGCATGCCAGCCGCCCAAATCGACGGCTGGCTCAGCGCCGCCCTGTCCATCACCAAGGATGCCGACATGCCCGACCAGACCCGCGCAAAAGCCCACAAAGCCATCGCCTACGGCTTGGCCGGCAAAACGACCCTCGCCGGCCAGGCCGGCGATTGGAAAGGCCTGTCCGATGCCGCCCTGCGCATGGCCCTCGACCACCTCACCAAGGCCGAACAACTCGACCACAACGCCGGCGTCAAGAAAGACATCGCCGCCGTGCAAAAGCTACTCACCGCCGCTGCCGACACCACCCATTCCACTGCCGCCGACGCGCCGCCCAGCGAGCCACCAGCCAAGCCCGCC